TACCAAAAGAAAGTTTTATAGGCGGTTGGTTTATACCTTCAAGTGTTTGTGACAAATTGATTAATTATTATAATAAATTTGAAAAAAATGTTATTGTTGGTACTAACGCTAGTAATATAGTAAATAAAAAATTTAAAGATTCATTAGATTTAGTAATCTATAAAAATAACCAGGACACTGAAATAATTGAATATATAAAATATTTACAAGCTGTTTTAAATTTATACATAAAAAAATATCCAGAGTTAAATACAAATCAAAGGTTTGAATTTTATAGAGCTAACATTCAAAAATATCCTAAAAGAGGTGGTTTTAAAAAATGGCATAATGAAAGAGCAGGTATAGCATCTTCTAAAAGAATATTAGTTTTTATGACATACTTGAATAGCATACAGAATGGTGGTACAAAATTTAAATACCAAAAAATTACAACTCCTTCTAAAAAAGGGTTAACATTAATTTGGCCAACTGATTTTACGCATACACATAAAGGAGAGATTGTAGATAAAGAAAAAATGATTATGACTGGGTGGTTTGAATACATATGAGTTTTAAAAAGAAAAAATATACAATAATTAGAAAAGCTATATCAAAAGATTTAGCATTTTTTATTGCAAATTATTTTAATATGCAAAAACAAGTATATGATACTTGTAGAAAAGAAAGGTACTTCTCACCATTTGAAAATATTATAGGTCATTATGAAAACAAAGATGAACAAATTCCAGATACTTATTGTCAATATGGAAACATTGCTATGGAAACTTTAATGTTAAAATGTCAACCAGAAATGGAAAAGGCAACAGGATTAAAACTATATCCTGCATATACTTATGCAAGAATTTATAAAAAAGGTGATGAACTTAAAAGACATAAAGATAGATTTAGTTGTGAGATATCTACTACCATGAATCTAGGTGGTGATGATTGGCCAATATATTTAGAACCATCTGGAGAAGTCGGTAAAAAAGGTATTAGAGTAGATTTAAAACCAGGAGATATGCTAGTTTATTCTGGTTGTGAGCTAGAACATTGGAGAGAAAAATTTAAAGGTAAAGAATGCGTACAAGTTTTTCTACATTATAACAATCGTAAGACTCCAGGAGCAAAGAATAATATGTTCGACACGCGTCCACATTTAGGTCTTCCCTCATGGTTTAAAAAATAGTATCCTATAATGGGTGCAGTAATACCACCAAACCACGTTACTGCATCCTTTATAAGATATTTTGACTATGTTATAATACCCTATGCCTTTAACAAAAGTACAATTTAGTCCAGGATTCAATAAACAAATCACTGCAACTGGTGCTGAAAACCAATGGGTTGATGGTGATTTTGTTCGATTTAGATATGGTATGCCTGAAAAAATTGGTGGTTGGCAAGAAATAAAAGATTCAAAGTTAGTTGGTGCAGCAAGAGAACTGCATAGTTGGTCTGATTTAGATGGTAGAAGATTTTTAGCAATAGGAACTAATAAAATTTTATATATTTATAATGGTGATGATTTTTATGACATCACACCTTTAGATGCAAATTTAGCAAGAACAAGCTGTAATATAACGACTACAAGTGGATCTAACATTGTAACAATTACAAGTCCAAGTCCACATGCTCTTGAGCCAGGAGATCTTTTAACATTTGCTAACGCAGGATCTTTTAATGCAGCACAAACAGGATATGTTGCTGCAGATTTTGATGATGTAAAATTTGAAGTACAGCTTGCTCCTACTGCAACCACATTTACAATTAAGATGGCTTCTAATGAATCTGGTTCAGGTACAACAAATAATGGTACACTAGATAGTAAACCTTATTACAGAGTAGGGCCACTATTACAATCCTTTGGTTATGGTTGGGGTACATCTTTATGGGGAAATTCTACATGGAATACACCAAGATCTTCATCAAATGCAGTTTTAGATCCAGCAAGTTGGTCTCTAGATAATTATGGAGAGCTTCTTATTGCTACAATTAAAAATGGCTCAACTTTTTCTTGGGATCCAAATGATGGTACAGGGATAAATACAAGAGCTGTTCTTTTATCGGGTGCACCAACAAAGTCAGTAATGAGTATTGTTTCTGAGCGAGATAGACATTTAATTATACTAGGCACAGAAACCACAATTGGAACGGCTACAACACAGGACAAGATGTTCATAAGATTTTCAGATCAGGAATCTTTAACTGATTACACTGCAACTTCAACCAATACTGCAGGATCTTTTAGAATAGATAGTGGTACAAAGATAATCGGTGCAGCTAAAGCAAAAGATTATATTTTAATTTTAACTGACACCTCAGCTTATTTATTACAATTTGTTGGGCCACCTTTTACATTTAGTATTAGACAAGTTGGCTCAAACTGTGGTTGTGTAGGCCAACACTCTATTGTTTATGCAAATGGTGCGGTTTATTGGATAGGAACTTCAGGTGGTTTTTTTATGTTTGATGGAACAGTAAAAACTTTAGGATCATTAGTTGAAGATTTTGTATTTCAAACTAATGACGGAGCACCTGGATTTAATTTTGCATCAGGCAGTGAATTAAGTTATGCATCACAAAATAGTCTATTCTCTGAAATTTATTGGTTCTATGTAGCAAAAAATTCTAATGTTGTTAATAGATTAGTTGCGTATAATTATGCTGAGGGCACTTGGTATACAAGCACTCTCGCTAGAACCTCTTATACCGATACAAAAGTATTTAGTGAACCAATAGCTACAGAATTTACAGGAAATGTAGCTCCAACATCACCAGTAATTAATGGTGTTTCGGACGGTTCTTCACAAGTTTTTAATCATGAAGTAGGCACAAATGAAGTCTTAGCTAATGGAACAACCAATATAATACCTGCATTTATTAAGTCTGGAGATTTTGATTTAGATGCGCAAGGTGATGGTGAGTTTTTTATTAAAGTAAGAAGATTTATTCCTGATTTTAAATATTTAAATGGTAATGCAAAAGTAACTTTAGAGCTTAGAGATTATCCAGCTAATACACAATCAGGTTCTCCTCTAGGCCCATTTACAATTTCTTCAACAACAGATAAGGTAGATACTAGAGCAAGAGCTAGATTAGCTGCAGTTAAAATTGAAAATGATGGATTAAATGAAAGCTGGAGATTTGGTCAATTTAGATTTGATATACAACCCGATGGTAGACGTTAATGGGTAAAGTGTCAGTATTTTTACCGGAACCACCTGGAGAGTATACTTCAGAATCATTTAGACAAATTAATTTAGCATTAGAACAATTACAAAATCAATTAAACACTACTTATCAAAGAGAACAAAAAAATGAAGCAGAAACTTTTAATTACTTCTTATCATGACCATAAGATATAAAAATCAAGGATTTAAACAAACTGGTACAAGCAAGACTACAGTGCTTACTTGTCCTGCTAATGCAACAGTGATTATAAAAAGTATTTACTGTTGTAATAATGATGCTTCATCAGCTATTTTAGTAAATATGAATTTAGTAGACTCATCTGATTCGAATGTAGAATATGAATTTTTTAGAGATGATATACCCGCAAAAACACAAGTAAACGCAACACCACAAAGTCTTAACTTAGAGGCAGGTGATGCAGTTACAATTCAAGCAGCAACAGGAAGTAGCAAAATACAAGGAGCTATTACTTATGCTCAAATAGATAGATCGCAAGAAAATGGCTAGAGTTAAATTTACACATTTTGTACCTAGACCAAAACCCAGAAAAAGGCCTCGTCGTCATACAAAGAGTCTTAACAAAAGTAAAAAAAGATGTTATAAAAAATATAATAGACAAGGACGATAATGACCGAAAAACAAAAAACAATTATTGTAGATGGCCAAGAAGTTCCAGTGGTTCCTGCAAAAGCAGAGGAAGAAGTAAAGAATAAAAGAACAGGTAAAGTTTATGCTAGCAAAGCTGATTTTGATTCTGATGTTGCTGATTCCAACACTGATACTGTCGAGGATGATCTACAAATCAATCAAAAAATAACAGTTGCATCTCTTCAAGTTTTTGGTAAAACCAAAACGTAATGCAACCAGCTGGCGGTACAGAAATACAATTAGACTATTTAAAAAAACACGTTGATTTAGGTGTTCTCAATTCTGTACAAATAACTACTTCAATTCCAGAAAAAGATCCTTTAGACCCAATGAAAAGTAATATTTTATGGTTAAAGAATTCGTATGATCAACCAAATCTAGCACCTTGGTTTCAAAACAAAGATAATCATTCTAAGTATGATTGGTATGTATTTAATTCTCATTGGAGCTATGAAAAATATAGATATTTTTTTAAAATACCTGAAGATAAATGTACCGTAATAAAAAATGGAATTGATTATGATGAATTACAACTTAAAAAAGATTTTACACCAAAACCAAAAATGAAGATGTGTTATATTTCAACACCTTGGAGAGGGCTAGAAATTGTCCTTCCAGCGATGGAATCAATTCAAGATCCTGATATAACACTAGATGTTTATTCAAGCACAATCATTTATGGCAAACAATTTAAAGATGCTAATGATGATAAGTATAAAGATTTGTATGAAAAAGCAAAAGAGTTACCAAATGTAAACTACATGGGTTACTGTGATCATAAAACATTAGTAGGAAAATTAAAAGATTATGATGTAAATTGTTTTCCAAGTATTTGGGAAGAAACGTTTTGTATTTCTGCTATGGAATCATTAGCTGCAGGACAAATTTTAATTACAACAGATTTAGGTGCTTTACCTGAAACATGTTGTGAGTTTCCTATATATATACCGTTTACACAAAACAAAGCTAAACTTACATCTCAATTAGCAGGAACAATATTACAAACAAAAAGAATGTTAGAAAAAGTTAATTTACAAAACGGACTTAAGTTTCAACAAGAATACTATAAAAGATTTTATGATTGGAAAAATATTGGAAGACATTGGCAAAATTTTTTAAAGGGGGCAATAAGTGTCAAACGAGACAAATAAAAATCATATAATGATATGTACGCCTGTACACTCTGATGTATCAATACATTATATGAAAGCTTGTTTAGATTTACAAAAAGAATGTATTTTAAATAAAATTAAAATTACTTTTCAATTAATGAAGTCATCTCTTGTTACACAAGGTAGAAATTTATGTGCTTCAGCTTTTATGAACTCTGATGCAGAACACATGTTATTTATTGATTCTGATGTAGAATTTACAACAAGATCTGTAATGAGATTACTAAAATCACCACATGAAGTATCATTAATACCATACCCTATAAAGCAGAAAACAGATGCTAAATTTAGACAAGATTTTGAAACCAGACCTGATGATGATATCAATACTATGGGTCATTTGTTTCCAATTGAGATACCAAATACAAAAGATATAAGACCTGTAGATGGTTATATTGAAGTTATCAAAGGGCCAACAGGTATGATGATGATTAAAAAATCTGTATTTGAAAAGTTAAAAGATCATTACAAAGAACTTGTTATTAAACAAAAAACCTTGATGAACGGTGAGTTAATAGATAGGCCAAACTATTATAATTTTTTTGATACGTATTGGAGCCCATCTAAAAAAACTTATATGGGAGAAGACTTTTATTTTTGTCAGCTTTGGAGAGCTATTGGTGGTAAAATTTTTGCTCTATGTGACGAAGAAATAAGCCATATTGGAGAGTATAAGTATAC